TCTCAACTTCTTGTCTTAACATCTTAAACATATTCATTTGTTTAACATCTTCCCATCTTTGTTGAGTGTATTTAATTACTTTTTTTTGTAGTCTATTCATTAGTGTTTTCCGTTTGCTCTTACTTTATCTTTTAATACTTCTATATCTTGTAAAGCTTTTTCCATTTGTTTTTGTAAGAATTGTATGTTGACTTTATTGTGCATCATATCTTCAATTCTTTTTTCTATCTTCTCGGTAGTCTTATAAAGGTCCTCCAACAACATTAGCTGTTCTTGGTCAACAGGTAACTGCTCAGACTTCTTAAGTAAATCAGCTTGAAATAATTCTCTTGATGTTTCAAGACTTGTTAATCGGCTAGTCAATTCTGTATATGCAAAGATACCCATAGATACAGCTACAACAATACCAATCATATTTTTTATTGGCATTGATACTGCTGTGTTCTCAGATACTTTCATTAATTAATCCTTATAAAAATCTTTGAATAACCACTCCACATACTTTTTCCAAAGTTTCTTTATTAGCTTTATCATAATGTGTCCTCATTATTTTTTAAACTTTTTCCCTGTTAATAAATTAGTTACGGATATTCCGTAGTTACCTCCAACAACTATAAAGATTAACCAAAGATAAGTCTCAGGTATATTTTTAAGTTGTTCAAAATAAAATTCTACTTTAGCTAACATATCTTGGTCTCCCCAAAATGTAGCATAGCCAAGTATTCCTAATGGTGCAAGTATAAATGAACCTAGAACTAAATCTAAGAATAAAGAACCATTTCTTTTTGCTCTTTCGTTTCCTGTTGCCATCTCTTGTAAAGCAATAGCGTGTTTTCTTTCACTCTTTTCTTTACGTCTGTTCATGTAAGTGCCAACAGCTTTTGAACCTATGTTGAGTAATAGTTTATATGGAATCATATTGTCCTTTGTGTACTGGGCAGAGCAAGGCTGCGTTGTGATTTCTCTTGATGCCCAGTTATAAGATTACTTAATCTTAATTGTTTTTATTTTTTTCTCTTCAGGTAATTCTTCAAAGAGTTTAACTTTAAGAACTCCGTCTATAAAGTCAGCACCTTCTACTTTAATGTACTCTGAAAGAGTAAATTTTCTAACAACACTTCTAGATGCAATACCTTGATGTATTAAAGTATCGTTATCTTTATCTTCTTTCTTAGCATTAATTGTAAGTACGCCATCTTGCAACTCACACTTAATGTCTTTCTTAGAGAACCCAGCTAATGCCATCTCTATTTGATATTGACCATCCTTAATTTTTCTTATATTATAAGGTGGAAAATTAGAAGTGTTTATTTGTGAGACCTCATTTAGTGAGTCAAACATTCTATCAAAACCGATAGAGAAGTTTTTAAATGGGTCAAAGTTTATTAAATTATATCGTGTCATTTGTTATCCTTTCGTTAAGCGATATTTATATACAACCCCAAATGGGCGTTGCTTAGTATATTATAGAGAGAAATATCTTTAATGTCAACTACTTTTTAAATAGTGAGTTTTCAAGATTCTTCAACTCTTCTGAGTGTTTGCCATTTACTCTAGCTTTTAGTATTGATTTTACATTCTTAGACCAGTTTGGGTTCTCTGCCCAACCTGTATCTGAGATTGCGTCAATAATATCATCCTTAGTAGCCTCACCTTGTTTATATTTTTCTAATGTTTCTCTAACATTTTTATAATGAGGTTTAGTTTCTACCCAAGTGTAAAATTTATCTATGCTTTCAGATGGTGATTGAAACTTAGCAACTTGTGTGTTATCACCTTTTGCTTTAATTCTATCATCACCTTTTTCAGCAACCATATTAAAGTAATTATTACCTTCTTTATAGAATCTGCTAGTACCATATCCAGTTTCTTCTAATGCAATTGCAATTAAAATATCTGAAGGTACATCTTTACCTTGATTGTTCTGATATATTACTGAAGCACTATCTAAAAGAAATTTCTTTTTATCTTCAGGTAACTCAGAAAGTTTACTATAGTCTTTAGGTTTTTCCTTTTGAACTACTTCTACTTTAGGTTTCTCTTTAGGTAACAAGAAATTATCTTGTGCTTTAGATACATCAGCATTTACACCTGTTGCAGCTATTGTTCCAGCAACTACACCAGCTTTTACTGTATCTTTAATATTCATTTTTTCTTTCTCCTCTTTTTCTATATTTTTCTCAAATCTTTTTAAAGAAATTTGATTTCCTTTTTCATCAAAATAAGTTGGA